GTGAGTTCTCACCAACCGTGAACGACATGCCGTGGCTTGTTCGGTTCTCATTCACAGACGCCCCGCCGTCCTCATTGCTGACAACTGTAGACCGTTTGAGCCTGTCCTGAGCCATCCAAATCAGCAGAGCGCACTCCACTTCAGACAAAAAGTCTTCGTAAACTGCTGCATTTGGTGAATTAAACGATACAGATGGCCTTGTCGCAGGCTCTACCTCGGTTTTGGGCATGGTCCAATGGTAGAAAACATAAATGGCGCGTTCATCCTCTTCGCACTCCAAAGGATCGCGCCAGTGGGGGAACTTGCGCCCCTCGCACATTGACCCAACACCCTCGGACATATCGTAGGCCGTATATTCCTGAAGATACTTTTCTGTATCCGTCTTAGGGTCCCAGTCGCCGCCGTTGTAAAGTTGTTTGCTAATATACAAAGGCCAAGCAACTGGGGTTTTCTTTTCCAAACATACGGAGAGCGTAATATCAAGTCCAACGCGATCCGTATGGATGCCCAAGATACTGCCATTACGATACTCTCGCGTATATGTGTTACTAAATACCGCGCCAGGATATTTCTTTTGAATATCCTGAGTAATTCGATTTACATGTTTTAACGTTGTTGGCAGGTTGCCAATACCAACGCTATTTTTGTAAAACGACTGACTGTTTTCATCAAGTTTGCCATCTGTGCGGTCAAACTCCCGCACGATCTCTGCGCACTCATCTGAAGAAAACACAATCATGCTTGCGGCTTCCGTGCAATTCTGGGCTTCATCATGGTCTTCACCATCTCGGCGCGAATTTTCTTATCGGCCTGACGGTTCTGGTTTTCCAGACGGGCCTGTTCTTTCTGGGCGTCGATTGCCAGCCGCTCCCGCTCAAGGCGAATCTTTTCTTGAGCAATTTGGAAATCACGCTGGCTGTCCTGCTCCTTGCGTTGCAGTTCCTGAGCCCGTAGTTGCAGTTCTGCCTGCGCCATCTGAAGTTGCGGGTTCTGCGCCTGCTGTTGGGCTTGGGCTTGTTGAGCCTTGCCCATGTTGGTCTGAAGCAGTTGCTGTGCGGCCTGAGCAACCAGACGGGAGATTTGCACCTCTGCCTGCTCATCCAGTTCAGCATCGGGCGGAGTGAGAGGCACGCCCAACTGTTCTTCGACCTGTTGACGGTACGCAAAGGCCATGTGCTCTGCGACGTGAGCCATGATGGCCGCACCCATCTGTTGGGCCATCGGAGACTGCCCGATCATCTGAGCCACCATCGGGTCCTGGAGCAGCGCCATGTGGGTGGCGATGTGGGCCTGATGGTCCTGGTAGATGAATGCCTTGGTCGGCTTGCCGGTCAGGAATGACATGTTCTCGCTGATCGGGTCACGGGGCTTTTGGTCTTCCTCAACGGGGACCAACTTCTCTGCGTTCTTGATGCCAAGAACTTCCAACATCTGCCGGTGCAGGTTGGGCAGGTCATAGATTTGAGGAGCACCTTGAGCCAACTGGAGAGCGGCTTGGTACTGCATGATCCGCTGCGCCATCGTGGCGGCGTTCGGATCGGAGACCGGGATCACCTCAACGAGATCGTAGTCCTCCTGCTTGGCAGCACGGTCTCCTCCCACGGGGATGTAGGAGTAATCCGGCGGCATGTAGTCCCGGATGATCTGCTTGAGCAGTTTAAATTCCATCTTCAGGCTTGCGTGTACACGCGCCTGAACTGCGCTCATCGTCTTGAGTTGACGCTCAAGGATGGCGAGGGTCGTGCCCACGGGAGCCTGGGCAGACATATCGGACAACTTCAGGTCGCCGATAGCCGCAAGGCGTCTGCCCTCATCAGTGATCCGATCAAGGAGTGCAGCCAGGACTTGGCTCGGCTCCTTGTACGGGAGCGGCATGATGTTCTCACGCAGCGCCCCCGAGGGGATGTCTACATCTCGGAACTCACCCGGGGCGATAGGCGTGTCGTCGCCCTTGACGCGGAGACCTCTGGTCTTGAGACCTCCGGGGAGGTTGCTGAGGGTTCCCGCATCGACCAACTGGCGAATAATCGCGGTCCCTGCACGAGCATAACCACCAATAATATGAATGAAGCCAAGGCCATAAGCACCAAAGCCAGGGATATAAGTGTACTGAACGAAGTGCTGTCGTTTGAGTTTTCTTCGGTCGGACTCATCCCAGTTCCGTCGTATAGATAGAACCGTTGCGGTACCTCGCTCGATGGTGATGACGTACGGGAGGCCGATCCCCGTTTCTTCGCCTTCATCATCCTTATCTTCATAGCCCTTCAGATTCCAATCAACGTGAATCTCAAGCACCTGATACCGATCATCATCGGTAAGGGTGTAGCCCTGCTCCTCTGCCTTCTTCTTCTCGATGTCCGTGAAGATTCTGACCGGCTCACCCAGTTCGGTGTGACGGTAGAAGCCCGCAGCCATCAACTTGTTTAGATCGTTCTCGGTCTTACGCATGACGTGGGTCACGCGCTCTGCCGTGTAAACATTGGCAGCGCCGTAGGGGATGATCATGTCCTCTGCCTGGATGTAAGCAGCGATCTGCCTTTCCAGGCTTGGGTCGTAGTAGACCTTTTTAAACGCTGCGCCGGCCAGACCAAGGGAGTACAGCATCCGCTCATGCTCGGGGCGGTACTCAATCATCTCGTCCGTCAAGCGGTAGTTCATGTCATCACGAACCCGCTCGGCAGACTCTTCGTTCTTCTTGGTGATCTCGCCAATGATCTGGGTCTTGACCGGGCCCTGGGCCGGGAAGGTCTCCGTGATCATTTCGGACTGGAAGCGGATGGCGGCTTCCGTCAGGATGGGGCTGTAAACGCCACAGGCTCCAAGCCAGGGTTCAGCACGTTCTTCGTACTTCATGCCCAGGACTTCAAGTCCCTTGACGTACATGTCTGCCCAGTCTTTGCGGGAGTTGATGTCCGCATCTACCAGACCGATCAGGTCAGAGGCCAGACCTTGGAGATCTCCCTCGTCCATGTACTCGGCGAGGTTGGCATCGAAGTCTTCGGCGGTTTCAGCCGCAGGCTCCAATTCAATCTCTAACCCGCCCATCCCGATCTTGACAGACTCGGGGTCTTCAATTTCAATCTCAACCATTGGTTCATCTCCCATCTCTTCTGGGAGAAGGGGAACCATTGCCGGGTCGATATTGGTTGCCATGTTGATCCTTAGTAGTACGCAACCCTACGGGGCTGCACGGGGTAATCTTTTTCATCGCTGTCGATAACGATGAAGCCGCCCTGACGGAAGCGAATCAAAGCCTGACTTGAGGAGTCCACCAAGTCATCGTTGTCCCCATTGGGGAAGGCTGCCATTTCTTCCATCACTTCCTCTGCCCATCGGGTTTCCGGGCACCAAACGACACCGGATGCAAACAAATCCGAGATGGCGTTTACGCGGGCGATCTTATCGCTTCCCTTACTCGGTGTGTACTCGGAAAGAGGGATACCGATCTTGCGCAGTTCATAGATCAGCGGAGACCCGGCGGCCTTCTTTTCGACGATCAGAGTGTCAGGATTCCATTCCTTCCACATGTCGAAGGCCTTCTTTTTCAGTTCCGGGAACTCCAGACGCTGCTTGTAGGCGTCCAAAAGGATGATGTTGGGCTTCTCATCCCCGTTTTTGTCTGCCTGATAGAAGACTCCCCACGTCGTACATGCTGAGAAGTCACTCCGATTGGTCTTTTCGAAGGCTGTATCCCATGATTGGATGATGTATTCACAAGAAGGAGGGTCTGCCTGGGTCCAAATCTGCCATTGATCCCTCTTGATGATGGCGCCTTCTTCGGAAGTCGGGTTCTGTTGGTACTGAGCCTCCCATTTGGAGACCGGAAGTTCGGCTTTAAGGGCCTCCAACTCCGCTTTTTTCCAAAATCCGGGCCAAAGAGGGTTCCCGGAAGGAAGAATTGCAGGGAATTCGATGACTTCCCACTCATCCGTCCCATCTTGGGCGCTCTTTTTGATCACCTGCCCGGTCAGATCACGCTTGGACCACCGGGTCATCACCACAATGATGGCCCCGCCGGGCTGTAAACGCTGGCGCGGACCGGATGTGTACCACTCATACACCCCGTCATAGACCTCAGGCTTGCCTTGCTTGGCCTCCTGCTCCGAATGGGGGTCGTCAATGATCAGGATGTCGGCGCCCTTACCCGTCACGGCACCGCCGACACCGATAGCGAAGTAGTCGCCCCCTTGCTCCGTATTCCAACGGCCTGCTGCTTTTGAGTCGGAGGACAGTTTGGTCTGAAAAACCTTCTGGTAGTCATCCCCGGAGACTAAGTTACGGACCTTGCGGCCAAAGCCGACGGCCAGTTCTGCCGTGTGGGCAGTCTGAATGATCTTCTTCTGAGGAAACTTACCCAAGAACCACGCCGGGAGCAGGTAAGAAGCAAACTCCGACTTGGTATGACGGGGAGGCATGTTGATGATCAGACGCTTCAGTTCCCCCGAAGCCACCCTCTCAAAAGCCTCTGCCATGATCTGATGATGCCGGCCAGAAATAAACCCAGGCCACATCTGCCTTACAAAGAACAGGAAAGACTCCTGACACCTCTGGACACGATCCATCTCCAGAAGAGAAAGTATCTTGGACCGTTCAGCAGAAGGAACACGGTCCACCAAGGACAGGTAGCCCGCAACTTCCTGCTTAGTCAGGAGACTCACAGTTTCAGAACCCCACGGTCATCCACAACCCGAAGAGCATAGAACTTCCTGGGCTCTCGCACCAGCAAGCCCTCTTCTTCCATCCGACGGACCATCCTGTGAATGTTGGACCGTGACTTCATCCCCAAACCCATTGCGATCGTCTCGTACGACGGAGCAACCCCATGAATCTTGGAATACGCCCGGATGAAATCCAAGACGGTCTTCCACCGCTTGGTCAAACTGGCCTTAGGCCGCATCCTTCTTCCTCATCTCATACAAGGCTTCCTGAATCTCCCAAATCCACTTAATAGCCTCCTTGGAACGATCCTGCGCCTTGTCCCAGTTCTTGTCCAACACGGCGTCATGCAACTCCTTTAAACACCGCTCTGCCCGCATCGTTGGATGCGCATAGTCCTTCAGCAACACAGTCTCAATCCTCACGTTATCCCTGATCACGCTTCGCATACGGCGTTTAAGCCGCCTTCTGTTTAAATGCTAACCTATGTTCGCGGAAATGGCAATCCCAAAATATATATACCCCCGGGGGGTGTGAATTTGGGATTGGATGGGGGGGTGTTCGTAAATTGGGGGGATTGTT